TTAAATCTTTTTCAATTGTTTGTAATTAATAACAATCACACCATTGCTGTGCACCATTAAGTGATTGTTTTTTTGCGTTTCGTCAATTTCGACGACAGCGGCATTTTTTAATTGTTTCGTAACAACGCCTGTTTGTGGCTGTCCGTGAACAAGAAAAGTAACATGGGTGTCAACGGCGAAATCCTTACCAGCATCCGATGGAACAACAGGAGTAACCATACCATTAAAATTTGACATACAAAAAACCATCCTTTCTTGATATCTCTATTATACCACATTTTCAGAAAAAAGTTTGTAAAGTCGCTATTTGGCTTATTTTAAAGAGATTTTGCATAAATAAATAACAAACAGACTTTACAAATAAAGTAGAAAGTCCTATAATAGATTTGTTTCAGGCCAGCTTAGCTCAGTTGGTAGAGCAACGCACTCGTAACGCGTAGGTCACAGGTTCGATCCCTGCAGCTGGCACTACTTATAAAAGCAGTCATTACAAGGTTTTATCTTGTTTATGACTGCTTTTTGTTTTATATATTTTTGCTTTGTGGGCAGAAATGTGGGCAGAAATGTTAAAAACATAAATATAAATAACAACTCATTTATTCAAGAAATCCGAAAAACGATCACTTGCTGTCCGTTTCGTTTCTTCTAAAGCATGTCCGTAGATATTCATGGTTGTTCTATAATCCTTGTGTCCAAGAAGTTCTTGAACCGTTTTTATTGGGATTGTAGGATCTGCTAGTAGAAAAGAAGCAGAAGTGTGTCTTAAATCGTGAAATCGTATTTGGCGAAGTCCTGCACGTTTTATAAATCTGTTCCAATTTCTGTAGAGTGAAGTAGGTAGTTCGAAGTTTCCGTCTGGTGAACCAAATACATATTTATGTTTAGGATCTATTCGTAGCTCTTTTCTTGCTGTTTGATTTATAGCCATAAAATCTTCCATTATTTCTAAATAGCTTTGTGGAACTGGAATAGTTTTTGATTCCGAAGCTTTTAAGCCATCTCTTCTTTGGTATTTTTTATTTTCATCTAAAACTATTCGTTGATGGAATTGAACTGTCATGGCTGTAAAGTCAAAATCAGATTCTTCTAGGGCAGCAATTTCTCCTTCGCGTGCGCCTGTGATAAAAGCAGTCATAACTAAAGCTTTAGTTTTTAAATTGGCATGTTCATCTAATGCATCTAACATTAATCTTACTTCTTCAATAGAGTAGGGTTGTGGTGTGTCTTTCTTTTTAACTGATTCCTTAGGTAATCTGACATCTGCAACCGGATTATGTGTGATTATTCTATATTGATCACGAGCGACACTGAAAACACTACTTAGAGCATTTAAAAATCTCTTTTTTGTTTTTCTTGATAAAGTTTCGCTTCTTTTAGAAAGCGGGGTAGCAGCCAGGACAATATCTTTAATTTGAAATGGTTTAATTTCTCGCATTTTTTTATTTTTTAGTGAAGGCAAAAAGCGTTTATCGATAATGTCGGAATATTCACGGATTGTTCTAGGCTCTAAAATGGTTTTCGCTTCTTTTTTCCACATATTATTATAAAAGTTCTCAAAAGTTATTGTGCTAATATCTTCGTAGCCATGTTCTTCTAGCTCTTCGATCCAATCATCTAATTCAGCGTATGCTTTTCTTTGACTTTTTACTTCAACTGTTTTATTTATACGAATAGGATTTCCGTTTTCGTTATATCCGACAGTGACTCTTAGCCGATAATTTCCACTTTTTAAACGTTCTATTGTTCCTTTTTCTATTGGCATTGTTTTTTCCTCCTATTTTCTGGTAAAATAGGCACTGTAGATAAGCCTATGTTTGGTTTACTTTTACAGTTGCGTCATCTCAAACTTTGGTAGGGGGAGAGGGGACGCTTTTTTTATTGCAATAATTCACGTTTTTTTATTTCAAATTCTTCTTCTGTAATAATGCCATCATCTAACAAGGCTTTAAATTTTCTTATCTCGTCTGCAGAAGATAAAATAGTGTTATCTTTATTGTTTGAATTAGTTTGTAGTATTTGGTCCAATTTTGCAATTAATTCGTTGTATCTATCCATTAAACCTTTACCAATCATAGAATCAGTTTTTGTTTCAGTTGTAATTAACATATATTTTACTGTCTGATTATTAGGAAGATGTAACATAACTCCTAATTGCTTAATGGAAGTAAATTCTTTTCCACCTGTTCCAGCACCAACTAAAGCCCCAATAGGGCCAGCTAAAACACCGCCAACTACTGCACGAGTTATCCCGTGATGTTTTTTTATATTACCACCGACAAAAATGTCTGTGTAATTAATCAAATCATCATAGTTGATAACTTGTTGTTTTCTTGATTCAGAAATACTTTTTGGGATAAATATTTTTTTGTCTGAATCATTAAAATAAATGCCGCCTATTACAATATCATGATTATTTTTAAAATATTCTTTTATTTGCTTTTCTTCGGCTTTCTTTACCTTTTTTTCTTCTTTATTTCCAAATAAAAACATACTATATTCCCCCTTATTTCACTCGTAGGTACATATTAGGATAATATGTGGTATTTCCGTTGTTTAGTTCCTCTAGCTGTTCTACCGATAAACCATGACGTTCTGCAAATTGTTTTCCCGTTTCCCCATCTCGCAACTGATCATAAACTTCTTGTTCTTGATTATTTTCAGATTGAATTTGTGACTCTTGGCTGTTAGCTACAACCGATTGCTCATCCTGATCTTGTGTAGGGATGGAGGGTTGTTGACCTTGATTATTTCTTTCTATTAATTGTTCCATCGTAATATTGCCAAGATAACTATAGACCTGTCCTCCTGCAGTCAAAGTACCATCTGCATTTTTCACTAATGTTCCTGGAGTGTTATTCAAAACATATGACATTGTTTGATTACCATTTGCATCAACAGAAAAACTTAAATTTTGGAGCGGAACATTTGATTGAGTAGTGCTAGATAATGTTCCGTCAGCGTTTATAAAAAATAAATTATCACTTTGAGGGATACCCCAACCTCCGACAAAATCACTTAAACTTACTTGTGTTTGAGTTTCATCCTCAACAGACGTAGCGGAAATGTTAGATGTTTCAGTTGTTGAACTTGATTCTTTTTCTTTTGTCCTGCTAGATGAATCTTTTGTAGTAGATGTAACCGTTGCGGACGTTTCTTTTGTTTTTACTTCTTTTTTTGTTTCGTTAGAACAAGCTGCTAACATGATTAAAGATAGACTTAATAAAACAAGCTTTTTCATTTTTTTAATCACTCCTAATTTTTGTTATTATTTTTATCAACAAACCTCATAATGGGTTTTAAGTCAGTGTCCCTACACGAGATTTTTTACGCAAAATTAATTCTTTGTAGCTTATTAAACAAAAGAGTTCTTATGCACTCTTCATAACGTGCATCAATGTCAGCATCTTCGATGAAGCGCATATAGTTAACTTGTTCAACAGTCAAACCAGTCTTAGACATATAATCATCTAATAGGTTGTCTATCATGAACACATCAGCTTCATGCTCCATTTTAGAATGTAACGAAAAAGCTAAATTGTATAATTGGTAGTTATGTTGATGCTCGCTAGCGTGACCTAATTCATGAAGAAGGGTTTTTCTTTTATTCCATTCATCTAAAGAACCTTTTAAAACGATGGTATTTATCGATGCAATATAATGGCCGTCAGCATCTAAATCCTCTTTTTCTAGGATAATTACACCTAACTCTTTAACAATCATTTCAATTTGTTTCCTCAACAACAACACCTACTTATTTTTCTTCTCCAAATACGCTTCAATAATGCCTGACAAAATTTCTCTATCATTTTCAGTCAGCGGTTTTCCGTCACTACTCATAACAGATGATAAAGCTTCTTCGACTGTTAATTGATTTTTGTCGACTGGATTGGGGTTTTCAGTTCTACCAAGTAAATAGTCTACAGATACATTAAAATAGTCAGCTAATTCTTTTAATTTTTCAGCCGATGGCTGTTTGCCACTTTTTAGACTATAGAAATAGTTTTCGCTATATCCTAAATCTAATGTTACTTGTTTCATAGTTTTTGATCGATTTTTTGCAAGTGTTTTGACACGTTCAAATACTGTCATATCAGCATTCTCCTTAAATTCTTACAAAAAAACAATAAAAAAGTGTAGTTTTTCATTTACAAATACAACACTATAGTGTATATTGTTCTTGTAAGTTAATTGGATAGAAAAAAGCAAACTAAAAACACACCTTATAGCATTAAGTTTGGCGACCGAGTGCATAATAAAGGCTTTGTTATAGGCTTATTTCGTATGTCTATATACTACACTATAGTGTAGTGTTCAGTCAACAATTTTATACAATTCTATCTAATTAACTTACTAACTATTAAAAGGAGGGATAAACAATATGCCAGACACAACGACAGGAAGAACTAAAATTCGTGAATACTTTGATAAAAAAGGAATTTCTTTAGTTACTGTAGCAACATACTTCAATATTCCAAAACAAGACTTGAATGATTATCTTTCTGGGAAAAATCAAAGTAAAAAGGCTCATGAAACGCTAACGGCAATTATTGAATATTACAAAATTAGATAGGAGAAGGGAGTATGACAAATTTAGCATTATTAAACCTTGACGATTTAAGGCTGCTTTTAGCGGAAAAAAGTATTCCTAACGAGATTTGGAATTCTAAACAAGCAGCAATTTTTTTGACTACTAGCGTCCCTACGCTTTTGAAAGAAGTTGAGCTGGGCAATATTCCTGGTGTACGAATCGGAAAAGATTGGAAATTTAGTTCTTTAGCACTTTATGAATATGTTGCTAGAAAGGAAGGAAAACAAAATGAACAATTTAGTAATTATGAAAGACAAACAAGCGGTAACAAGTAGTCTGCAAGTTGCTGAAGTATTCGATAAGCAACACAAAGATGTATTAGAGGCAATTGATACGAAAATTCAATCGGCGGAAAATTCCGCTCATTACCAAATCATGTTTGCTGAGGGAGAATACAAAGATTCAAGAGGTAGAAAGCAAAGATTGTATTACATGAATCGTGATGGCTTTTCTTTTATTGCATTTGGATTCACAGGCAAAAAAGCAGATACATTCAAACTGAAATATATTGAAGCTTTTAATCTAATGGAAAAAGAAATTCAACAGCCTAAACTTCCAACCTCGCAAAGAGAATTGGCGATACTTGCTTTATCAGCAAATGAAGAAACAAATGAGCGTGTAGATGTAATAGAAAAAGAAGTAGCCGACTTAAAAGACAATCAAAAAATCGGTGCAGATGATTATGGCTACTTATCACGCCGAGTTCATCAACGAGTAGCAGAAGTTGCAAAAGGATTTGGGAAAATCACAAAGGAACAGCGTGGAAAGTTATACAAAGATATTAATTCAGGTATTAAACAAATCACAGGCGTAGGGACCCGATCACAATTAAGAGAAAAACATTATCCAATCGTAATTGAATATATCAATGACTGGGAGCCGTCCACAGCAACAAAAACAGTTGTAAGACAAATGAGCTTTGACTTAAACGACATAGCGTAGGGAGAATATTATGGCTTATACAAATGAACAAGAAAGTTGGATACTCAACCAAATCAAAAAAGAGCGTAAACAGCTACAAGACGATAGAGCAGCGCTTAGGCAATCAGAACAACTGACAGAAGGAAAAGCTTATCAAATTGAAAGAGAACTTGAATTTTTAAGATATTTAGAGATTCAAAATAGAATGCATATTTAAGGAGAAATGAAATGAGAAAAATTTATAACTTAAGAAGAATTGCAGTGTTGCTAATCGTTTTCGGATTGGGGTTGATAGTAGGCGGAAATTTTAATCCGATTATCCAAAATGTATATATCGGCTTATTCATCATTTGGACACTGTTTTATGATCTGGCACTTGAAGATAGAGAGGTTAAGAAATGACCAGGAAAGACAAACTACAGCAAACCAAAAAACTTGCTGATTTATGGTACCAGCAACAAAAGGGGCGGATATATATTGCTCAACAAAAAAAGAAAAGAGGTATTTGAATGCCAAAATTATATGATTTTAAAAAAGCTAAAGAGCTAATTGATGTCGAAGTGGATAATGCAGATGTTGATAAAGTATTTTTAGGAACTCTATCAGATTACTTTTGGACTGCCGAAGCTGTTTGGGAAAAAGGCAAATATATTATTGACTTGGGAAAAGTAAAGACTATTGCTGGAATTCCGGGAAGTGATTGGGATACTCCAATTATCAATATTTATTATTCAGATGGAAAAGAGAAGAAATTCGAATGTTTCAAAGAGGTAACAAGCGATGAATTTGCAAATTTTTGTCGGAAGTTATAAAAAATGCCCAATCGTCTGCCAACGATTAAGGCACATACAAAAATTATACAAGAAAAATTATATCACAGAAATGAGGTCTTGTGAATGAATCGTAGTGAAGCAGATGCATTAGATCGATTTTTAACAGAGCCGCCTAAAAAGCAAAACAAGGAACAATATGAAAACGATGAAATTGATAGTACTGACTTTTTCGGAAATGAAATTGCAGATGAAGATGGAGTATTTCAGATGTGGTTTAAAATCTTTAAATATGATAAAAAAGCACAGCTAAAGTGTCATGAATTAACAGCTATTGTCACTCAAAATAGCATTGTAGATGTAATAGAAGAATTTGACCAACGGTATTTAGAAAAGATTGATTACATCGGTTTAGGCAAAGTATACAAGGAGGCACTATTAAATGACTGAGAAAAAGATTATTACAGATTTTCAAAAAATGACTGAAATAGATGTATCAAAACGTATACAACAAAAAGGAAAGTTCAATTATCTACCGTGGTCCGATGCTCACGAACTTATGAAGAAGCACGATCCAAAGGCCATTATTTCTATTCGTGAGTTTGAACATTGGATGGTAGTTAAGGGAGATCGAAAAGAGTTTTTAGTATCAAAAGAATTACCATATCAGACAACAAATGGTGGTTCATATGTAGAAGTATCTGTTCTTTTTAAAGAAGTCGAAGAGACAGAAATATACCCTATTTTAGATTTTAAAAATAACGATGTAACATCGCCGACAATGACGCAGGTAAATAAAGCATTGAAACGTGCATTTGTTAAGGCGTTAGCAAAACATGGGTTAGGATTATATATCTATAGAGGTGAAGATTTACCAGAGCCTCCAACAATTGAAGTGAAAGACCTGGAAAAAACAGAAGCAGCATTATCAGCATTGAGCGAAATCGTTGGTTTTGATGCAACAGAAGAAATGATTAAGCGTTTAAATTTATGGATTGAAGAGAGCTATCCACAATTAGATAAAATAACAAAATTAGAACAAATGAACAAACAACATTATGGAATGATTGGCCGTCTAATCGCTCAAGCTACGAACCAAGCAGAAAAGGCAAAAAAAGAAAAGAAGTGATTGAATGATTGGAAAAATCATAAACCACATAGGGAATAAATTGGCCATCGAATTTGAGGATGAAATAAATTCAAATTTTCTCGAACTTCTGGCTAATAACGATGATAATTTAGCGAAAGTTGAATTCTTAGATAATCGACAGATGTCTCAAAAACAGAATGCACTTTCTCACGTTCTAATAGCCGATGTGGCACGTTGGAGCTATGACGAACCTAAATGGATTGAAAGTGTCTTGAAATACTACTACGAGGCTAAGAGTGGTGTTTATTTTGAACATAGTAGAGCTACCAAAAATGAAGCGACTGAGTGGATCGGTTTCTTGATTGAGTTCATTTTGAAAAACGATATACCATTGGAAAAAAGATACCAATACTTGCTTGAAAATAACAAATGGTTTTATTACTGCCTGAAATATCGTAAGTGTTGTATTTGTGGTAAGCATGCTGACGTTTGCCATATTGAAGTTGTTGGTATGGGGCGTAATCGTAAAAAGATTAATCATGAGACATTCACATTTTATGCAGGATGTCGTCAGCACCATCAAGAGGAACACCAAATAGGTACTAAGAACTTCTTGAATAAGTATCAAATTAAACCAGTGAAATTAAACATCGAAGAACGTAAGAAGTTAAACATAGGAGGATAGAACGGTGGCTGAAAGAAGAATGTTTGCAAAGACCATCATTGATAGCGATGCATTTTTAGACATGCCGCTGTCAACTCAATCTCTTTATTTTCATTTGTCAATGCGAGCGGATGATGATGGATTTATTAATAATCCTAAGAAAATTCAACGAATGGTTGGATGTGGAGATGATGATTTAAAGCTATTAATGGCCAAAAGATTTATTTTAGTTTTTGATAGCGGAGTTATTGTTATCAAACATTGGAAAATTCATAACTATATTCGAAATGATCGATACAAACCAACTCTATATCAAGAAGAAAAGGCTGAATTAGCTGAGAAAAATAGTAAGGCATATACCTTTAAAACCGAGGTTATAGAGAGTGAAAACCATCTTGGTATACCAGATGACAACCGCATGGGATACCAAATGGATACACAGGTTAGGTTAGGTAAGGATAGGTTAGTTAAGGATAAAAAAAAGAATAGTGTTGAGCCAAGCTCAACTATGCCTGAATTATTTGAAAAAATTTGGAAAACTTATCCAAAGAAAACCAACAAGAAAAAAGCTAGAGAACAATTTTTAAAGAAGTTCAAGACGGAAGAAGATTTAGAGCCGTTTAAAAAAGGATATAAGGACTATCTTGCGTATATTAAATTAAACGATTGGTATCACCCGCAAGAATTGTTTCGTTGGATACGTGATGATCGTTACAACGATGAATATGATTTGTCTCAAGAAAACAAACAGTCTGTATATTCTAAGGCGCCGGTGAGACAAGAGAAGTTACCAAATTGGAATGGGATGCAAGAAGATGTACCTTTATCACCTGAAGAATTAGCTGAATTAGAACGACAAAAACAAGAATTATTAGGAGAGTGACAATATGATAAACCAAGTTGTGTTAGTTGGACGTTTAACAAAAGATATAGATTTACGCTACACCGCAAGTGGTTCTGCAGTTGGAAGTTTTACTCTTGCTGTGAACCGTAACTTTACAAACCAAAACGGCGAACGAGAAGCGGATTTTATCAACTGTGTAATTTGGCGTAAGCCTGCTGAAACAATGGCTAATTATGCTCGTAAAGGAACATTATTAGGAGTTGTTGGCAGAATTCAAACTCGTAATTATGACAACCAACAAGGCCAACGTGTCTATGTGACTGAAGTTGTTTGCGAAAGTTTCCAATTATTAGAGTCAAAAAGCACCAACGAGAATATAAATAGCATTCAGACTTCACAGAATAGCGGTACAAGCGTTCAAAACAATTTCGAGAGTAATTATGCCACAAATCAAAATAAAGGCTTAAATCAGCAAAATAACAGCCAACAAATGTCGTTTGGTGCAGATGTAGATCCGTTCGCAGGCGCAGGTAATTCAATCGACATTAGCGATGATGATCTGCCTTTTTAGGAGGTTAAAAAATGAACAGTGTAATTTTTGAAGATATAGCACGTATTCAAGCTGAAAAAAAGCAAAAACGAAAAGAAATGCTTAAGTTAATGAATGAAAACCCAGATTGGTATAGACATCCAAAAAGCATGGTCTATCGACAAATTAAAATGCTTGGTAGGGATATTGGTGAGCAAACAATGGATAAATCTAAACCAATCAGCTCAATTGATAAAGACAAGTTCACCATTCAAGAATATTTGTATTTGCAGTGGGTTGGTTATTCAGTGAATGCAATCATAGAAGCGTTAGGAATGCCTAGAAACAAATTCTGGGAATATAAAGCTGAACATTTAAATTAGATTTATGAAATGAAAGTGAGTGTTCATTTTGCTGGAGATTTATTACACGCCAACATCCGCTATTATTGCGGATGCATTGGCTAAAACATATGAGGTCGTTTCTTTAGACAAAGCTAGAAATATTGCCAAAAAATTTAAGGCTAGTTTAAAGCAGAAAACGGACCTTTATGTGATTGAGGGAATTTTGATTGATGCTGGTTATAAAAAAGAGCCAGTGAATTTGTAAGAAAGCGGGTGAATAAGATGAATGAGCAAATAAATTTGCTTGAGTTAGATAATGATAAACTTTGGCAATTTTATGGGCATTATTGTAATGACGATTGGTCCGCTAAGACAGATACCGTGAATGGTGATGCTGATATAGTGCTAGGTTTTAGAGTTAAACTATCGAAAAATGAGCTGAGAAAAATATGCAGAGATGCCATTGAAATAAGCAGAATTAAATATGGATATTCTGTCAGGTTTTTAACAAATAATGTAAAGAAAGAGCTGTTCGTTCGTTTTGACAACTACACGACTAGTAAAAAAAGAGATGTCTTTGAACATATAAATTTATATTTTTAAGCGGAAAGAGAGTAAAGAAGATGATCCCAAAATTTAGAGCAAGAGATCAAAGAGGTAACTGGCATATTGGCCTTTTAACTTTTATGTTTGGCCAGTATGCCATCGTAAATGAAGTAGATGAAAATTCGGTTTATCTGATTGATAAGGAAACAGTCGGACAATCAACTGGATTGAAAGGTTATATGTCCGATTCTTATAAAAACAATGAAGAAAAAAATGTTTTTAAAGGCGACATCATTGATATTTTTTTGGAAGAGTGGCCGATGGGATATTACCAAGAAAATCATATGGTTGGTGTAGTTGATAAAGACGAAACAGGAACAGCATGGATAATCAAAGATGCCAAATATGAGTATGACACTCCTAAGCAAATACCAAACGAAATTGATGGTATTCCTGTGTCAATGAGTTTGCCAGATGCAGAAGATTTAGAAGAAATATTCTTGCATAATTTTAATTTATCGTCTAGCGACATAACTATTTTAGGTAATATCTATGAAAACCCAGATTTATTGGAGGTCAAATAAATGGCAATTAAAGGAAGAAGCAAGTTTGACTTTGAAGTGTTTAATGGAGATTTCAATAATTGGATGGGCTTCAACAAACAAAAATATACCAGGGAACAAGCAATAGAGGAATGGCGATCAGAATTAATGCTTGACGAAAATACACCTTGCATTGTTGAAGATGCATTTGTTAGATATCGTTTCGGAGTAGACGAAGACAATGAGAACCGTAGTTGCTGGTGGTTAGAATGGCGAGATTGTGGTCATAGGTCTGTACCTGTCTGGTCCATTAGAACGCCTTTTCCGTGGGAATTGGAGGGAACAGAATGAGTGAATTAAGACATCAAGAAATAATTGATCGGGTCCATCACATGTATTTACAGACGGATGGAACAATAGAATTTCCAAATAGCTTCGAAGGAGACTTGTTAAAAATAGCATATGGAACTGCGGTTCAATCAATTAAGCAACCGCAGCTCAACGAAAATCAGCAGATTGTGCTAGATTGGTTGAAAGAATCATGCAAATTATACGGATTACGTGAAGTTATTGAAATCATAGGATTTTTGCCAACTACTGGTGGAAAAATGAAGTATAAGCAAGTAGCTTATGCATATGATGATTTAAATGATGATGAATTGAAGCAAGTCTTACAAGCGTTTAGTCAATAGGCCATTGAACAGGAGGAAGCGAAATGAACCAAAGACAGAAAAAGAAAAGAATGACAAAAGCCTTAAAAATTTTAAATCAAGCAGAAGTCATCGAGTTTGATTGTGAAGGTGAGGAGGTCTTGTATATCGATATTGAAGATACGCCAGAAAACGTAAACCTTGTGAATAAAGCATGTAGCATTTTAGGGCTAGATAAGAAAAAATTTATTGCTGACTGTAGAGAAGATAGACAAGATGAAGGAACTTTAGATTTATCAAGTGGTTGGTTTACGTTAATTCGTGTAGAACCGAAAAAATTCACTATCTGGTATAGCCTAGCGAAAGGATTTTATTTGGTTCGTTGTTTAGAGGAGGAACAGTGATGACTATCAAACAAGGTGACAAAGTGAAGTATATTGGTACAGCAATTCCCGAATATACTGGGAAAATATTAGAAGTAGAGAAGGTAATTCCGGTAGGATATATTCTTTTATTTCCAGAAGAAGATAGAGGAATAATAGGTTTCGAAGGGTTCGGCGTATTGAAAAAAGAATCGTTAATCTGTGGATTTGACGAAGTGGAGGAACAGCGATGAATAAACAAGAAAAAGAAGATTTAATTCAAGCGCTCTATGATATCGGAGGCTGCGATGCAGAAGATGAATGGTCAAGAGGTTATGACGATGGAGTAAATGCAGCAATTGAGGTCATAAAAGAACTCAAAGTACAGGGAAAAGTCATATTTTCACATGAAGAGAAATTTGTGGCAGATTGGCTTGATGGTTTAAGAGGTCAAATCAGTAATGTTAAGTTAAATTCTGGTGCTGTTTTCATGACGTTCATCGGCAGACAGTTAGAGCGGTACTATGATGAAGAATACTCGTTTTTAACTGAAAAAATAGAGAGCTGGCTTACAGTTCCAAAAAATAAAGTAAAACTAATGAGCGCCATTGACAACGGCTACGAAGTCGAGAAAGAGCAAACCATTCACGAGCTTAAAATTTTACCAGAATACTTTGAAGCGGTTGTTTCAGGTGATAAACGTTTTGAAATCCGTAAGAATGACCGTAACTATAAAAAAGGTGATATCTTACGCTTAAACGAATATCAAGACGGACAATATACAGGTCGCTTTCATGTCGTGGAAATAACGTACATTACAGATTATGCGCAACAAGATGGCTATGTAGTGCTGGGGATTAAGTAAGGAGGTCAAATAAATGAAAATTATTGCTAAAGGTCGAGGGACTGGAAAAACAACAGAGCTAGTTAAAGAATCAGCTAGAACAGGCCAGTATATTTTAGCATCGAATAAATCGCATGTTCAAGCTATTGAGCAAATTGCAAAAAGGATAGGTGTAAATATTCCATATCCTGTGACAGTGGAAGAAATTGTAATGATGGACCGCTTTACATTTGACAGTTCTATTCAACGAGATGGATTGCTGGTTGATGAAGCAATTATGGTTTTAAGTAAACTAATTGGCTTAAAAATCACTGGTGCGACTATATCTCTTGAAGGAGAACAACAATGCTAAGTTATCCAGAATTATATATACTGGGCCGTCAAGTAGACGGCGTTTATGTTGAGTACCTGCATGGATCAGAACAAGCCGATTTATTTTTCAATTATACAATTGCTCGTGATGAAAGAAATCATATGAATAAAACCAATACAAAAGATGGCGAATGGAAAATTTTGAAATATGGTAGACCGATAACAGTATTAGGAGATGATGATTAGTTGCGGACGTCAACATTTAACTATATCAAAGATATTTTAGGAGACTATTATAAAACCGATGACTATATTCGGCAACGCGAAGAAGAATTACGTTATCCATATAGAGAAAGTGATTTGAACAGCGGCATTAAAGGATCACACGGAAATAATGAAGCTGCTGCCAATTTACTTATTACGATTGAACAAGACAGGCGGCTAGCAAGCTTAGAACGGAATAAACGCATCATTGACAAAGTGCTTAGTGAATCGTGTGAAGATACCATCACTATCATTCAAGAGCTTCATTTTAAAAAACGGCCTAGATTCACTATGCAAGGATTAATCGATCAAGGAAAAATATTTTGTAGTAGAAGAAAGGCCTTCGAATTACAAAGAATATTTTTTGAAGAAATCGCGAAAGAATTAAATTTAGATATATAATTTGCACTATTTGTGCACTATCGAGGTTATTTTACATGGTAAATTAGTAGTGTGAGAAGTGTAAGGAAATCAAAAATAAATATTATCTCGTTGCTAACACTGATCACACTATCACTCGCAAACTGATACGTTCTCTTAGAGGGGAGGTGAAGAGCCTCCTCTTTTTTTCTACAGGTTTGCGAGTGCTATTTTAATCAATTTATAGAGACGAATTATAAATATCTTTTTTGACTATTGTTGTTAAATTTTCGATACTCGTCCAACGCCCCATAAACTAAAATAATATTGTATACTTAGTTTAGAGGGAGGTGATATAAATGGATAGAGTGGTTATTCCTTTTGACAAAGAAGATATATCTGTGGATGAATTAAAAGAACATATTGATTATTATGTTGGATTAGCAAATGAAGGCCAAGAACTTGTGAGTTCAGGGAGTAAAAAAGAAGCTAGGGATATTTTAAGACAAATTAATCAATATTTAGACCAAGAATACAGGTATTACGACAAAGTAAAGGTTTCTGATGACATTTTTGAAAACGAATTATACAGGATTTATCAGCATGGCATATCAGAAGCTTATGTTAAGCAAATTAATAAGAATTCCTATAATTATTTGTATTCGAACTTTTATGACATTAAAGACTATTTAACTGGTTACGGAATGGAAAAGATATTAAAATAATACAAAAATGTATAACACTTCATCAGAACATACGATGAAGTGTTATTTTTGCATAGGAGGTGAATAACATGATAAAGAATCCAAAACATCAAGTTTTTGCTGATGAATGGCTAATTGATATGAATGGCACTAGAGCGTATAAAGTCGCATATCCAAACATAAAAAAAGACACCACAGCAAGAGTGAATGCAAGTAGACTGCTAACAGATGCTAACGTGAAGCGATATATTGATGAACAGCTAGAAAAGATGCAGAACGAAAGAGTTGCAGATGCACAAGAAGTCCTAGAGTATCTCACTAGCACCATGCGTGGTGAAAAAATGAAAGGTGTTTATAATACCGAAACAACTAATGATGAAGGGGAAATATTTACGCATCAGAAAAGCTATGAATATACTCCTAGCACGGAGGAGAGGACTAAAGCAGCGGAATTACTTGGTAAACGTCATGCGCTGTTCACTGACAAACAACAAATAGAAGTTACTGAAATGCCAGTATTTGTTGATGATATCGGTGATGATGATGGTTAAGAAAAAACTATCAGAATTATTACCGAAAAAATTTCATTCGGTATGGAGAGCCACTCTTAATTCGGACATACTCAATATTGTTTGTAAGGGTGGACGTGGTTCTGGTAAATCATCAGATATCGCACATATTATTACTCAATTACTTATGAGGTATGCTGTCAATGCGGTTGGCATTCGATATGTTGATAATACATTAGAACAATCAATCTATGAGCAAATGAAATGGGCAATTGAACAGCAAGGGGTAACGCATCTATTTAAATTTAATAAATCGCCGTTGAGAATCACATACATACCTCGTGGTAATTATATGATTTTCAGAGGTGCCCAAAATCCTGAAAGAATCAAGTCTTTAAAAGATAGTCGGTTCCCGTTTGCGATTGGCTGGATTGAGGAGTTAGGCGAGTTTAAAACTGAAGATGAAGTAACGACCATTACCAATTCACTTTTACGTGGTGAATTAGGAAATGGTCTTTTTTATAAATTCTTTTTCAGCTACAACCCGCCAAAACGTCGACAATCTTGGGTGAACAAGAAATATGAATCTAGTTTCCAACCTGATAATACATTTGTTCATCACTCTACTTATAAAGATAATCCTTTTATTTCGAGAGAATTCTTGAAAGAAGTGGAGGCAGCAAGAGATAGAAATCCTTTTCGTGCTAGATGGGAATACGATGGTGAAGCAATCGGTTCTGGAGTCGTTCCATTCAGTAACTTAAAAGTGGAGAAAGGCTGTATAACTGATGAAATGGTTGCTAACTTTGATAATATCAGAAACGGTCTTGACTTCGGTTATGCTACTGATCCATTAGCATTCGTACGATGGCACTACGATAAGAAAAAGAATGGCATCTATGCTGTTGATGAAATCTATGGAGTGAAAATCAGTAATCGTGAGTTTGCCCAAAAGGCGAAAGCAAAAGGTTATCAGTCTGATCGTATTGCATCGGATTCAGCAGAACCTAAATCCATAGCAGAATTGAACAATGAACACGGAATGAGCCACGTATTTGGGGTTAAAAAAGGCCCCGACTCTGTGCAGTATGGCGAGGAATGGTTGGATGATTTGGATTTTATTTGTATCGACCCACTAAGAACTCCAAATATAGCCAAAGAGTTTGAAAACATTGATTATCAGACGGATAAAGATGGCAATCCTAAGCCAAGGCTTGAAGATAAAGATAACCACACAATCGATGCAACAAGATACGCTTTTAGCGAAGACATGGAGAAAAATAATGTGAGTTTCATTAAATTTTAGGAGGTGGAATGATTGTTTCAAAGCAGTTTAACATTGAGTCGATATAAAAGACTACGAACGAAATATTCTACGCAAATAAACGAAGAGCTGTTTGATCCAAATGACTTTATAACAGAGATGAAGCCATTTTTTGATGACAGAGAGCGTAAATACAAAGCTTATACAAGCGAAGAAAATGAGATTGATAGCAGACCTAAACCAAACACGAAAATTATAAAAGTGAATAATAAACTTCACGCTGGCTTATACAACACCATTGTTGATCAAGCAGCTGATCATTTCACAGGTATCCCAGTTAAATGGGATTATGATATTACTGAACAAAGAAAGTCCTTAATTCAAAAAACAAAGGATTTATTTTTAGGTAACGTCAGCGCGAAAATTAAAACACCTAAAGAATTCGATAGACTAGCAGAATTAGTTAAAGAAATGCGATTCGCAATGTTGGATTCGGACACGGCACGATATCAAGGCGCTTGTGGGGTGGCTTTTCGTTTGTTAGAACCCGTTAAAACTGAGGGCGAGTGGCAATTGTGGGCATGTAATGTTGAGCCGTGGAGAGCCGAAAAATATGAGAATGCAGATATTTTCATTCGAGAGAAATATGACACACACCAAAAGAAATTTTTCGAAGAAATGAAAGTTGTTACTAAGAAAAAAATCTTAACGTATAACAGATACGTGGAAACGAATTTAATGAATGCGGCTGAAACATTTAAATTGACATCAGAAACTGACAACCCTCTAGAAACGTTCTACCTATCAGAATTTAAAAACAACACGAATCGTTATTGTGATTTTGAAGTAGCAGAGGAACTTTCTGATGCATTTGACAGAAGCCTGTCTGATCAACAAAACGAAGTTGAACAGTTTAAACTTGCTTACATGGCCATTAGTGGCTCGCGATTGGATGAAAAAGAAGCACGAAGAATGATGGAGCAATTAGGTATTATTAACTTGCCAGATCCACAAGCTAAGGTTGGCTACGTAACGAAAGATATTAACAAAGATTTCAACGAGTATCATCTTAATCAGTTGAAAAAGCTTTACTACACAGTCACTAAGTCAATCGACTTCAACGATGAAGTATTTAAATCCAATAGCTCTGGTGAAGCTCGCAAGTGGCAAATAATTGCACTAGAAGCCAAAACAAATACGAAAGAACAATACTTCAAAGAAGGATTAAAAGAAGTTGCAGAGACGATGGCGGCTTTTATAAAATTTAGCGATAAATTAGAAGTAGATGTTTCTAAAATTGTGTTTACATTTAGTCGTAGTTTACCAACCGATATTGGATATCTTGCTGAGGCGTTACCTAAATTAGCACCTTATGTATCAAAACGTACTATCATTAATCAAATTCCATTCGTTAAAGATCCAGATTACGAGGCGGACATGATGAATTTAGAGCAATCTCAGAACTATCCAAGCAGCGACTATAATTTAGGCGGTGTGGACAATGCCAAAGAAACAGACGAGTAGCAGTTTAAAGTATTGGGAAAAACGCCGAGAATTAGAAGACAAAGCCCGTTTGAAACTAGAAAAGAAAACTCTTAGTGAGTTAGAATCTGTTTTTGAACGTGCTTTAGTTAAAATTCAACGACAGCTATTGTCACAAGCGGATTTACACGACATCACACAAAGCGAAATGCTAGAAGACTTTAGCAAACGAGACCAAGAAAAGTACCGCAAGTACATTGAGAAAAAATATGAAAAGTTGATGGAGTCTGACGAAGCTTATAAGCAATTCATAGATGAGCATTTCCCATCTTACGACTATGCAAAAGTCAATCGTCTATTACAATTACGAACAGACATTTTTTCAACGTTAGCTGATGAAGCAATCGCAAGCGACGTTAACGGTAAATTTAATAATGACTTAGAAAACATCACAAAACGAGTCTACAATTCTAATTCTAATGCGTTGATGCAATTGTTAGGCGGCTCTGCTCCTGGTTTATCAAAAAAAGAGCTGGAAAACATTCTGAATTATCCATGGAGCGGCAAAACTTTTTCATCTCGCTTGTGGGGCAATATATCAACCCTAGAGCAACGTTTGAGCAATTCCATTATTAATTCATTGGCAAGTGGTGAAGGGGTTGTGGAAGCTCTTAGAACGATGAAAAACGATGATGTTATTAGCGGTATGTTTAAGTTGGAACAAGGAAAGTTTAATCGTTCGATTGAAAATCTTGTTAGAACGGAATATTCACATTTTGCTGTAGAAGGTGTAAGAAAATCGCTAAAGGATGTAGGTGTTAAGCAAACACAAAGCTGGTCGGCAGAAGATGAGCGTGTTTGCTCTATTTGTGGTGGACGTCACGGAAAAGAGATTAAAGACGATTGGCATCCACCTTATCATGGACGTTGTCGTTGTACTGAAATACCAATTATCCCTGAAATTAGTGATGATATAGATAAATTGTATGAAGAAATGTTCGGTGATTTATTGAATGAATTCGCTAATAATAATTGGGGAATAAAATTAAATAGGAGAGGAGGATAGCAATGAAAGGATTATTCGAAGCAGTATTAAATCTGGAAGTTACCAGTGGTACCGAAAAAGCCTATAAAAAAGCTTTTGAAGAAGAAAATGAACGATATTTGACCAAACACACTTTGAGAGACGGCAACGGTAATGTCGTCAAAGATGAGCTTAAATCAGTTTGGAGTGGTAATTATTGTCACGTCGATATTTTGTATTCGTTACCAGCTAGAAAAAGTAAATTAACTATTTCGATAGTGTCGAGAACTCTGCAAAATGTAAAAGATGCTGTCACTGATTATCAAATGTTAGGTGCTGAACTGGTCCATAAGAATTGGGAGTGATTAGATGGATCCCTACGATTACTTAGATGCAGATTATGAAGAGCATTTACTAAGAGAAGAGGAGCAATTAAAGTCTGACGAAAGTTAGGCTTTTTATTTTGTCCGAAATGACGGTAAACTAGCGCAATACTGGGCTTAATTGAATGGTGGGGCGCAATAAATAAATCTAAAGCAATGCGGGGCGTGCAAACGAATCGTGGGGCGAAAGGAGAAACAAAATGAAAACAAAAAAATTATTACCAATGAATTTGCAGATGTTTGCTGATGGTGGGGGAAATGAACCAGAGTTCACTATTGATGATTTTAAAGCATTTGTCGAATCGAATGAAGATGCACAGAAATTCATTCAATCTCAATCACAAAGTGCTGCAGATAAACAGTTAGAAGCTTGGAAACAGAATAACCTCGATAAGCTAAAACAGGAAGCTGTGAAGCAATATGAAGAAGCTAAAAAGAACAAAACACCAGAACAGCTAGAACTTGAGAAATTAAAAGCTGAGTTTGAAGCAGAGAAAGCTAAGAGCCGTTCGAACGAAAATAAAGCTTTTGTTGCTGAACAAATCGCGGGGTTAGATTTGGATAAAGAATTGAAAGATTCAATTTCTCAATTCATGTTAAGCACTTTAGTTAGTTCAGATACAGAGTTCACACAAAAGGCTGTAGAGTCATTCACAGGTGTTTTAAGCACCATCAATGAAAAGCATGCTGAAGCAATTAAAAACATGGAAATGACAAAAGCATTCGGTAATAAGCAACAAACTAATTCGACTGATGGTAATCAGTCAACGCAAACAATTGAAAATCCTAAAGAAGCATTAGGTCAAAAATTACAAGCATTTAATTAGGAGGAATTTATAAATGAAAAAAACTACAGTAAATAATCTAGAATACTTAGATATTTCACAAGAGGTAAATGCATTACAACGTCCGTCAACACCGTTTCTAAGCTGGTTATTAGGAGCTGATAAAACTAGCCCAGCAACTTCTACGGAGATCAAATGGCGTGAATCAGAACTTGATGGAGAAGATTCATCTGCACAATTAGAAGGCGGAGAATACAAAGATGTAGATTCAGGGCGTAAATGGTTCAATAACTACACTGAAATTTTCCGTAAATCTACTTCTGTTTCAGGAACATTAGATGCAATTAATGTTAATGGCGTAGGTAGTGAATTAGCTAATCAAGTCTCTCAACGTGCGTTAGAAATGAAGTTAGATTTGAACAAAAAGCTATTAATTGGTGTAAAAGCTGATGAAAATGGCACTAAAGGACGACAAATGGCTGGTGTAATTAACTTAATCAACTCTGATAACTTAGTTAAAACGTCTGCAGCTGATGCAGTAACACGTAAAGATGTGGATAAAATGTTTAAAACTATGTTTGACAAAGGTTATGCAGGTGAAAAACTATGTCTAGTTTCGACTGATATGGTTGATTTAATGACCGATGAAGTTGATAAAGCGGGCACTAAAGTGTTTAACTTTGGAGATCAAGTAGCTTTTGGATTGCAACTAGGGAAAATTGTTTCAAATTATGGATCAGGTACAGCTTTAATTGAGCCGTCACTGCCAAGTGGAACAATGATTGCTTTAGATACAAACTATGTGGAGCTACGTCCGTTACGTGAATGGCGCGCAGAGGAATTAGCTAAAACAACTGATTCAAAACGTATTGGTTTAGTTGGTGAGTACACGATTGAATACAACGCTTCGAATTCAGGGGCAATCTTAAACCTTGCAACTGCAGCACCAGGTGAATAATTAAAAAGTAAAGGAGAATAATTATGGTTAAAAAGTCAGAGGTCAAAGAAGAAGTAATCGAAGAGACAAAAGAAGTAACTGAAGAAGTTAAACCTGCAACAAAAACATTCAAAGTTTTAAAAAATAAAAATTTCGTTGGTTTTGTTCATCCTGAAACACGCAAATTTATTACAGCAGTTGACGGAAAAATCGAAGTGAGTGTTTCTGATAAAAAAGCTATTGCAATTTTAGAAGAAGCTGCAGATTTAACAGAAATTTAGGTGATTATATGACAGACGAACAAAAAAAAGTAATTATAGAAAAAGTTTCAAAAATGCTACCTAATGTTTCAAAAGAGCGTATTTCGTCTGTCTTAGACCTAGTTCTTTTGGAAATCGGATCTTACAATACATGTAAGATTGAAATTGATTGGGATTTACTTACCTCGCTTGTAATTGAAATTCTATATCAGTCACTTAAAAGTGAAACGGAACAAGCTGTAACTAGCATTAAGCGCGGTGATACATCTATTAGCTATGCAACTACGCAGCAGAGTATAACAGCGTTGCTTGGTAATTACAGCGACACTATTAAACGTTTAATTGGCTGTGATAGTGGGGTGTTTTTCTATTGAATGAAGCGGATATTTTGGCAATGACCTATCTTGATACTTGTGTTATTGAAAGAATGGGTGATATCGAAAATCCTGAAACAGGTATTACGGAACAAGGTTATTCACCAATTCATGATGGGAAGTTAAAATGCGCACTGTCTCAAAGTGGTCTGGGTAGCGCTGGAAGCTTACCAGTTGTTGAAAACAAAGGGACCTTTAATATCACTTACGAAGATCAAAAATTATTCTTAATGCCTGATGTAGATGTGAAAAAGGCCGACAGAATCACTGTCATTCAAAGTACAGGTCAAAAGCATATTTTATTTGCAAAGAAACCCTTTAACTATCCAAGCCACATCGAAGTAACATTGACAGGAAGTGCAATCGATGAGTAAAAGTGATTTTAGAATGACCTCGAACGCTGACAAAGTTATTGCAAATTTGAAGAAAATGACACCAATTGCTGAAAAAGAAGGTATTGCGATGGTCAATGATTCCTTAGCGAAGATTTATCAGTTAATTGTACCTATTACGCCGATTAAAACAGGTGATTTAAGACGTGGATACAGAATCATTAAAGCTAGAAAAACATCAAGTGGTAGAATCGTTGGCGCCTTAATTAACAATGAAAAATATTTCAAATATGTTAATGACGGACACAGAACGAAAAATGGTGGATTTGTAAAAGGGCGATTCATGTTGCAAAAGTCTTATAAATTAGCTCATGCAACTTATATCCCAAAACGGTTTAAACAAATGGCGATTGTCATCGCGAAGAAAGGATAGGGTATGTACGATAAAATTTTAAAAATGCTTACTAGCAAAATAAAACAGTTCTCGGATGCACCTATCTATCTTGATGATGTGATGCAATCGTCAGAACCGTTTTATTTCGTTTTGAGCATAGAGGAAAGTATGACTGATAACGTTGGTCAAAACGTTCAGAACAAAGCATACAACGTTGATATCGCATTGGTTGATAGTAAGAAAAATAAACAATTAGTAACAAGCCTAACAGAAAACTGTGGGGCTTTTTTTAATGTCTTGAATTTAGATGAAAATGAACTATTTTCAGAAGATTATCAGACATTTAAAACAGATGGAATTCAACATGTTAATTTTAATGTTGCTTTTCCTCAATTAATCGAATGGAGTGAAGAATAGATGGCAGTTAAAAAAAATGTAAGTGTCATTTCTGTGGAGAAACCAACCTGGTTCCCACTAACAGATGACACAGGTACTTTCCCAAGCTACGGAGAGCCAACAACAATCGGGACTGCAGTAAGTATTAAACCAGATGTTACAACAGAAACAACGCCTGACTATGGCGATAGTGTAGTTCAAGATCAGTACGTTGCATTTGGTGGTGCAGAAGTTACTTTGGAAACAAATGGATATCAAAATGAAGTTTTAGCTGAAATTACAGGTGGTGAAAAATTGAAAGGCGGTGTTTTACGATCCGCAGATGATATTGCACCAGATGGAGCATTTGCTTATCGCCGTCGTAAATCAAATGGTAAGTATCGCTATACAATTTTTTATAAAGGAAAATTTGCATTGACTTCTGATGAATCATCAACTCTAGAAGGTAGTTCAGTATCTTACACTCATCCAGAGTGGACAGGTTCATTTGTTGATGTTCCTGGTGTCGGATACATGTATTCAGTCGATGAAGACGATGAGGGTGTTGACTTAGATATGATCAAAAATTGGTTTACTAAGGTTACTAATCCACGTGAAGAGTCTACAAATCCTGTCAGTGGTGTAACTTTAGATAAAACGGAATTAGTTCTAACGGTTGGTGAAACTGCAACTCTAACGCCAACAATCGCACCTGAAAACGCAACAAACAAAAACTATTCATTCAAATCAAATGATACTTCAATTGCAACAGTAACACCTATTCAAGGAAAAGTTACAGCAGTAGCAGCAGGAACCACAACTGTTGTTGTCACTACTGAAGATGGCAACCATACAGCAGAATGCAGCGTAACAGTTAATGCATAATAAAATTTAAGGACGGCCAAGTGTCGTCCTATTTATATGGAGGAATTAAAAAATGGCAAGCAAATTACAAACAACAATTAAACTTTACTTGAAAGATGAAGAAGGCAATTTCACCACTAAACAATTTAAATCTGCTGAAATGTTACCAGGATCTGTTATGGAAGATGCGACAGAATTACAAGTAGAACTAGAAGAAATCGTCAAAACAAACGACATGGAGGAAATTCGGCCTGTCTTGCGTAAGTGTTATGACTTTATCGCAAAAGTTATTTTTGAAGGTCAATTTACGGGCCAAGAATTTCTTGACGGAATGGATGCACGTGAAATCTTAAAAATTACGGGTCAACTATTAGGGTCTGTTTCTAGCGGTTATGATGCGGTTTATTCTGATCAGAAAAAAAAGTAACAGATCTCCTTTATCATCCTCATTTTAAATTTAGTCCACAGTACCGAGAAGCAGAATTAAAAATTGCGTTGCTTGAAAATGGGTGGACACTAAACGAAATTGAGAATACAGACTTGAACGAACTTATGAAGCTTTATGCGTTCAGAGATGCTGTTAAAGAATTTGAAGAACTTAAATTCCTTGATGAACACACAATGTTCTAAGAAGGGAGGGGGTACTTATTGAACAATGAAGACTTAGTCTTAAAAATGATACTAGATGAATCAGGATTCTCCCAAGGTCTAAATTCGGCAGTAAAAAAGTTGCAAGGTTTTGATGGAGAGGTTGACAGAACAGGACAAAAAGGCGGCCGCTCTCTTGGATCTATTTGGACGTCATTTGTTGGTAACTTTTTAGCCAGCGGAGCAACTAAAATCATCTCAAAAGGAATTGGGCTGATTACCAGTAATATTGATGGGGCTATCAATCGCGTAGATACGTTAAACAACGCAAACCGTGTATTTGAAAATATGGGCTTTTCAGCTAGTGAAACATCAAAGACAATGGATAGCTTAAAGAAGAGTATTCAAGGATTACCCACACCATTAGACAGCGCAATTAAAGGTGTTCAATTAATTGCTTCGTCTACAAATGACTTAGGAAAATCAGAACAGATTTTCGCAGCTTTAAATAATGGTATCCTCGGCTTTGGTGGGTCTGCAGAGATGGTAGACAATGCGATCATCCAGCTATCACAATCATTTTCAAATGGTAAAGTAGATGCGCAAACTTGGAACTCAATGATTAACAGTGGTTTGGGCCCAGCTCTAAACGCATTAGCGAAACAAATGGGGTTAACTGCTGGTCAGATGAAAGAAGGTCTCTCTGATGGTTCAATTTCAGTTGAAGAATTTCAAGACTCTCTAATTAAATTGAATAAAGAAGGCGGTGGAGGCCTTAAATCATTAGAGCAGATCGCTAAAGATTCTACCGCGGGTATTAAAACTGGCTTAGCTAACATGAAAACTGCGATCGTTCGTGGCGTGGCCAACGTTGTAACTAAAATTGACGAAGGTTTAAAGGGTGCAGGTTTTGGAAGTATTAGTGAAATCATCGCTGATAAAGGGGCAAAGATGGAAGCGGCTTTATCTAAGTTTGCTGAAATGATACCGCCAATGATAAAGACAGTTAAAACATTGTATGATACGTTAAAGCCTTATGCACCGCTACTTGCGGGTTTAGCGGGTAGCATTGGGACGTTAATGCTTGCTAAAAAAGTAAGTGCAGCATTTACAGCTTGGCAAAAAGCAACGGAAGGACTATCAATTGCGCAAGCGATACTTAATTCAACAATGTTAGCAAATCCTTTTGTCGCTATTCTAGCTGCGGTTGTAGGGTTAGTCACAGGATTTATTTATCTTTGGAAAACTAATGAAGGCTTTAGAGATGCTGTTAAAAATATTTGGAAAAATATACAGGAGGTCATTTCAAGCGCTGCTGATGTAGTAGTAAAAGCTTGGGATTCGACAATGGAATTTTTCAGCAACATGTGGGATGGCACAAAAGAAGCTTTTTCAAATGCAGGTACATGGATGAAAGAAGCACCTGGAAACGCAGCCGATTGGGTTAAAAATAAATGGAATGGTACTAAAGAATTCTTTAGTGGACTTTGGGATTCAACAAAAGAAGGCTCAAAAAACACATGGGAAAACATCAAGCAGGGGGCTGCCGATAGTGCAAAAAGTGTTGGAGAGAGTTTTAAAAACGGCTTTGATAATGCAAAAGATTGGTTTAAGGGTGTTGGAAAATCAATATCAGATGTTTTCACAAAAGCATTTGATTTTGTTTGGAAATACATGGGGCCATATATAACGGGAATCAAAAATGCGTTCAAGATGGTTGTTAACGCTATGAAAGCGAACATTGAAAATGTCAAAATGATCGCTGAAAATGTCGTTACCATTCTAAAGAATGTTCTGTTAGCTCCGATACTTTTCATTACATCAATGATTACAGGTGGATGGGAAGAGGCAAAAGAGAACATGATTGCCGTTTGGGATAATATTGCTGAAGCAGCTCAAACAATATGGTTTGGTATTAAAAATATCTTTTATAATACGGTTACAGCTATTTCCTATTCAGTCACTTCTATTTTTAATGGATTGATGTTGACAATTAAAAAGATTTGGATTGATGTGAAGCTATTTTTCACTTTACTTTGGATTGACATCAAATATGGAGCAATCAACGTTTGGATTGAAATTAAATATTCTATCATCGAAACGTGGATAAATATTAAATTTGAAGCAATTAGAATATGGGAAAGTTTGAAAACTTGGTTCTTCGAAACAGTAGAAAACATTAAAAATGGTGTGATCGATGGCTGGAACAACCTAAAACAAGGAACCATTGATACATTTAATGCAACTGTTCAATGGTCAAAAGATACATGGTCCAATTTCAAACAGTGGATTGTTGATACGGCGGTTGGAATAAAAGATGGTGTTGTTCAAACCTGGTATAGAATTAGAAATGGCACAATAGAGACCTTCAACAACATGGTACAAGGGGCTAAAAACGCATGGAATAATCTCACAAGAAGTGTCAGTGATACAGTGTCGAATGTAAAACAAACTTTTGAAGATTTAAAACATGTTGATTTATTTGAAATTGGTAAAAACATTATTCAAGGTTTGGTCGATGGTATCGGGTCCATGATTGGTGCTGTTGGTAAAAAAATTAAAGAAGTTGCTGGGAATATTAAAGATGGGATTAAAGGAGCTTTGAAAATTCATTCTCCTTCACGTTGGATGCGTGACATGATTGGTAAAAACATTGTGTTGGGTGTCGTGGATGGTATTGACCAAGAAAAAGGAACTTTGGATAAATCGGTTAAAAATATGGCTGATTTACCAACAGAATTACCGAATTTTTCTGTCACAGGTAGATATGTTAATCAACAGGAATCTCAAACATCTGAGTCAGATAAGAACAACAGCAACGCTACAACTACAGTTGGCGGCGATACCTTTAACATTAATTTGCAGGCTATGGGCGAATTAGATGATAAGCAATTAATGGGTATGGCTCAAAAATTAGTGAAATACATTCAAGTAGTTAAAACACGTGAAAATGATGCGACAGGAGGGGCTTTCAATGGAATTTAAAAGGGGACAATTTTATATTAACGGAAAACATAGTTCAGAATTTAATGTGTTCATGAGAGAACGTCCAGAACGCCTCACTGCTGCTCGCGTTGTTGAATTGCGTGAGCGTATGGGCAACGATTCTATTGCGGTTGATTTTGCCTATTATAAAAACGTAGAACGAACGATTTCGTGTTATGCGAAAGCTCGTGATTTAAAAGAAGTTGCTTTTTTAGAAGATGAAATCTCGTTCTGGCTTGACATGGGCAACTATTCAGACTTTATTGTCTATTTTGATGAACATTACATCTATCAAGCGATTGTTACTAGTCCACCAAAATTTACAGGAACCAGAAAAAATGGCATTTTAATTCCGTTTGAATTTACGGTTAGCATTCGCCCGTTTAAAAAAAATCGTTCTGGAAAACAATGGATAAGCAATCCTAAAAAAATAATAAATGTAGAGAGATATCATTCTGAACCTATCATTCAAGTTTTAGGGCAAGGCGATATCTCTTTTTATGTAAATGACCAAAGATTTGATTTAAAAGGAATCGATGGTGATATCATCATTGATTCAGAAAAACAAGAATCATATAGAAAATCTGGCGGTGCTTTTGAATTGTTAAACCATAAAACAGTTTTTAAAGATTATCCAATTTTGATAAGTGGAGAAAACAATTTTAGATGGACAGGTAATGTAACGGAATTTAAGATTCGAACGAATTGGAGGAGAAAAGTGTGATTCCAGTTATTTTTAAACCAGGGGAAAAAGACTTTTCCACAAATGGATTGGGCCGATTAGTTGATGCAACTCGTTGTGAAGTTACAGAAGAAGCAAACGGGAAATACGAGTTAGAACTAGATTACCCAGCTATTAGCAAGTTTAGTGATTATTTTGTTAACGGTTATCAAATTAAAGCAAAACCAAACGATCTCGAAGACTACCATATTTTCGAAATTAAACAAACATATAAAGACACATTTACAAATAGTATTGTGGTTTATGCTCAATCTCGAACGTACAAATTAGGAAATCGTCAAGTAAGATTAGTAACTGTCGACAACAAAAATGGTTTAGAAGCCATGAGATTAATTGAAAGCAACATGGATGAACCCTGCGATATCAAACTATTTTCAGACATTAACACAGCTTCTAGTACGATATTCGAGGCTAGAAACGTGCTTAATTGTATTGCTGGCGAACAAGGTTCTCTACTTCAGTATTGGGGCGGAGAGATTAAGCGAGAGCCGTTCAAGCTGTCGTTATTAAAACGAAGAGGTCGTGACAAAGTCGGTACGGTCCGTTATGGGAAAGACCTAAGTGGGTTGACAATTAAATTCGATTGGCAATCCATTATCACTAAAGTTTTACCTTTTGCAGAATTGCAGAGTGGGGTGGATGGTACTTCTCAGCGGATTTATGGGAATGCGGTGAAAAGTGAGTACATTAAGAATTACCCAGATGTTTATGCACAGTATGTTCAATTTACGGAAGATCAAGGGGTTAAAGATTTATCCAGCTTAAATAAAGTAGCGAGTAAATACTTCACTGCTATTAATCCAGGTTGCGACAAACCGAAAGTTTCTATCGAGTTAGAAATTGAAAAATTAACAGATTCAGAAGAAGCGAAAGAATTTGCTAAGATGCGTAATTACAATTTATTTGATACGTTTAATGTTTACCATAAGCTTTATGATATTGACATTGATACGAAGGTTACAGGTATTGTGTACGATTCCTTAACTGAAAAAACTAAAAAAATAACAGCAGGGGATACTCAAATCGCTTTCTATAAACAGCAAAATCAGGATTTTCAAGAAGCGATTAAAACCTTAACTAAAAAAGATTACATGAGTAACTTTATTGATTACATCACCGATTTAATCAATGGAGTGAAAGGTGGTAGTATTCTTCAATATCCTAAAAACAGGCCGCATACGCTTTATTTCATGGATACAGATTCCACAGACACTGCAAAAAATGTTATTGCTATTAATAATCAGGGTATCGGCTTTTCAACTACAGGATGGAAAGGGCCATTTAGAAACGCTTGGACCATTGATGGAATTTTAAATGCTGACTTTATCAGAGCTGGTAAAATTAGATCTGATATTTTTGAGACATCATTCAATGCATATGGAGATATTTTGCGTTTAGTTAACGGCGCTCTGCAAGCTTGGAATGGGAAAACTAAAATAATGGAACTAACCCGAAAAGGCATGGGGTTTTGGGATGGTTCGAGCCATGTAGGCAACATGGGGACTAAAGGAAACCCATTTCCATTATTAAACGACGCGAATGGTAATCCCGTAGTAACAGATGGTAAATCGTTGTTACTTGTGGGTAACAGTCCCACTAACATCATCGGTCTTTCTAACGAAGAAAGTACAGGTTTGATCATTAGGGGAGCTACCCAGTGGAATCTTGCTAATAACTCTTATTTCATCGGAAAAGGCGGTAACAAATCAACTATTTATGTTGATAGATTGATTGTCGGAGGTAAAGAAGTAATACCTGGTGATGGATCAGGCGGCAATGATGGTGATGTACCACCAGAGCTAACAACCGAAAAAGAGAAAAATGCTTGGGCGGTTTGGCAGTTCTTGAAATCAAAAGGATACAGCGAACAAGCAACCGCTGGGATTTTAGGGAATATGGATCAAGAATCTGGAATCATGCCCGATATCGATGAAGGTGGCGGAGGTCCTGGTTATGGTCTAGTTCAATGGACGTCGCCAATCGCTGGTGAAAGTGGCCGTGCTTATGTGCAACGATTATTGGCTCAAGCTGGTATCAGTGGCGACTATCGAAATATTACCACGCAGCTGAAATTATTAGATTGGCATATGCATAATGGTCAATATATTCCTTCCGCGGCTTATCCATATTCCGTTGCAGAGTTCAAAGCACTAACAGATATTGGCACGGCAACGATGGCATTTGAAGCGAACTTTGAACGCCCAGCGGTCACACATCCAGAACGAATTCCGATGGCCCAATATTGGTATGATTTGCTCCACAATTTAAAACCAGGGACTAACAAGTGGGTCAATCCTGTACGTTCTAGCTACACTATCACTCAAGAATGGGATGAGATTGGCTGGGGAACAAATGTGATTCATGGTGGTATTGATATTGCATCGATGCCTGCTGGAAGTATGCCACCTGTTTATGTGGCACGTAGCGGCACAGTTGAAACTGTTACTTATGACGGAACAGGGGGGAATTATGTAGTAATTAAGCACGATGATGGCTACTGGACCTATTATGGTCACTTGGATTCTGTCGATTTGTCAGTAGGCGATAAAGTAACAACTAATTCACGTGTGGGAATCATGGGAGCAACTGGATTAGCTTCTGGCGTTCACCTTCACTTTGAAGTATGGAAAGGTGCTCAGTGGCAACGAATTAACCCGCGTGATGTTATTAATTTTTAGAAAGGAGCAAACAAATGGTTAAATGGCAAGCAACACTAAGCACTACGGAGCCATACAATTACATTGGTATTCAAAATGTACGGCAAGGGAACCGAAATACCGAAGTTTTAGAAGCTATATTAGTTGAAAATGCTTTGCCACTTGATTTAACAGGTTGCGAAGTATTTTTTGAATCAGTTATTGATAATAAATATCCGATTCAACGAGCAGCAAAAATTGCGAATGCCAAAAAAGGGATTATCCAGTATACCTTTGATGAATATTCTATGCAGTCATTGCACAGACAGGAAGCATATTTCAGTATTCATAAAGGCGACAACCTGATTGGTGCAACGCAAAACTTTTCCTATTTTGTGGTGAATGCAGCTTCTAAAACAGAAGGTGAAATGGGTTCCTATTGGCAATCAATAGAAGATTTAATTGCAGATATGACCGCTTTTATCAATGAAAACAAAGGCGATTTTACAGCTTGGATGAATGCTAGAAAAGAAGAGTTTGAAAAGTGGCGCAAAAATCAACAAGATACATTTGAAGCTTGGCGGAACGGCCAAGAAACAGATTATCTAAAATGGTTCGAATCAATCAAAGATATTTTAAAAACTGTTGATCCAGGCGGAACAATGCTAGCCGAATTAATGGATGCACGTGTAGACATTCAAGGAGTGCGCCATAATTCGATTTCTGAACGTTTATTGGCAGATATGGAATATTTGTATCATCGGCTAGAGGAACGGCTATACACCATTAAATACGGCAATGTAAACACGTTAGAAATTTTAGAGGATGATTCATTTTCTAAGAATCATGAAGTTGAACTGGTGGGTACAGTCAATTTCCCAATCGAGGAAGGGGCGTTAATCATAGCGACAGTTGATGACCCAAAACAAAATGTTTTTACGATTGAAGGTGCAGATAATGGTTGATGCTAAAAGAATGATGGAAACTGATGAAAATGGTATTAAACGTCAGTTTTTTCCTATGACACACGTATCGGCAATCCTTGGTTTATCAGAGATAATGAACGGACAAGCAAAAGTTTTATCTGTCAACGGAAAGACTGGATCAGTGATTATTACACGTGCAGACTTAGACTTACCTAGTGATGGCGTGATGATTTCACAACAAGAGTATGACAAAATGGTAAAAATCATAGCCGATTATGAAGCTGGAAAACTAGGTGGTTCTGGTGTTGAGTTTGAAAAAGTAAAAGGAGATGAAGAATTAAATGCCTGATTTATACGTAGTGAAAAAAGATGGCGTAGCTATTGATGTACAGACTAGTACAGCTGGCGTTGTTGGATTGAATGAATTTGTAGATGGAAAGATTAGTGGTACTGGAGCAGGGACTGTTTCGTCTGTAAATGGTCATACAGGTGAAGTTGTTTTAACTGCTTCAGATGTAAAAGCTTTGCCTGACACAACCATCATTCCAACACTTCCTGGCAATGCTACTGCTGAAAAAGATGGTTTAATGTCTAAAATGGATAAAGAAAAACTGGATGCATTACCAGTTTTTACATTTGAAAAGGTAGGTGACGCATAATGGCAGATATCGTTCAGTTAAAAGAAAATGGTAATGCGAAATATATGAAAACACACGTTGATGGGTTGGATGGAATTGACGGAAAACTTGTTAAAGCGACTGGAAATGAAACAATTTTAGGAACAAAGAATTTTCAAGATGGTTTACAGTTTAAAGGGTTAACTGTCCAAGCTGGCATGATTGAGCGTGCAATAACAATGGCTGATAGAAGTGATACAACAAATATCACAGATGTAAACGGAAAATTGACTCGAATTGGAAATATAGTTTTTTTAACCTTTAACTTTAAGTGCGATAATTGGCCTACAGGAACTGAAACACGTTGGATCATTACTATTCCGAAAGGTTACAAACGTGATCAAGGGTATCCTGCACAGACAGCACTTTCGCTTGTTAGGAACGCAAATCAACCAGCCGATGCCCGTGCTTATATTGATCAATCAAGTGTTGTGCAAGTAAAGTCTGGTAACGGAAGTTCTTACGTGTCAGGAATGTGGATAACACCAGATGCGTGGCCAGTATAAGGAGGAAATTGCAAATGAAAGTAATATACAAAGTATTATATCCAATGGGGTTTGAAAAACACGAAGTGGAGGATAATTTTCCAACGTCTTTACCTTTTGTAGAGATTGAACCGCTTGGAGGTTTGGGCAATGAACAGTCACAATTCTTTAATTTTTCAGAACAAAAATGGGAAGAAGCAGTCACGCAAGATTATTCTAAAAAATTAAACTTATTAGAAAATCTTGCGAATAGCTTAGAAGTTTCAAATAGCGAGTTAAAACAAGCAAATGAAAAACTAACTGCTAAAGCAGAATCGCTTGCACAAATCAATTCAAAGACTATGCTTACTTCGCTTCAAAATTCAAAAGAAATTGATGCGATTAAAGAACAAATCGGAGGTGCAAAATAATGTATTCATACGATGACATCAAGCTAATGTATGACTGGGGCTTTTTCACGCCTGAACAAGTATCAGAATTTGTGCCTAGTTGTATTACAGAAGAGGAATTTACTAAAATGACAGGAAAACCGTTTAGCAAAAGCTAGGCGGTTTTTTGTTAAAGGGATGGAGACGATAACTTGAAAGATGAGCCTTTAATTGAAATCGTCGATCGTTTGGCACGAATTGAGACAAAGTTGGATAATCATGAACAATTAAGAGAGAAAGCAGACATAGCACTCTCAATGGCCAAAAACAATGAAGGCGATATTGCGGAAATAAAAGAGAATCAAAAGTGGACGTGGCGAACAATTGCAGGAATTGGGGTTTCTGTTGCTGTTTACTTAATCACGAAATACTTAGGAGGAATTTGAAAATGATACTACCAGACAAGTATTACAAAATCATCAAATGGGGAGTACTCACTGTACTTCCTGCTAGTTCTGTTTTAGTAGCAACGTTAGGCAAAGCCTATGGTTGGCAACAAACAGATATGGCTGTTTTAACTATCAATGCCATTGCAACTTTTTTAGGAGTAGTAACAGGTGTGTCAGCATATAATTTAAAAGACAAGGAGTAAACGAATGAAAAAGAAAATTTTAGTCGGAGCGTTAATCGCTCTATTTTTTATGCCTTTAAATGTATTTGCTACAAAAGGTGATCAAGGTGTTGATTTGTCTATTTGGAACGGATATCAGGCAACATTTGGTTATTCACATGATAAATTCTCAATTTCACAAATTGGTGGGCAAAATAACTATGGAATTTATGATCAAGCTACTTATTCTAGTCAAGTAGCTAGTACGATTGCTCAAGGTAAACGAGCGCATACGTATGTATGGTGGCAAAATGTTCTTACCTACGAAAATGCAAAGCAAGTATTAGATTACTTTTTACCTAAAGTTCAAACACCAAAGGGATCAATTGTTGCCTTAGATGCGGAAGACGGCGTTCAATCAACGGATGTGACTCTGTGGGCGTTAGACTATATCAAAGAGGCTGGATATACACCGATGCTTTACGGATACAAATGGTATCTTACTTCAGCTTATGATTTATCACGAATTGCAAAGAAGTATCAATTATGGATGGCAGAATATCCAGATTATGAAGTGACACCTTATCCAAATTACAATTATTTTCCTTCATTTGAAAATATCGGTATTTTTCAGTTCACGTCAACCTACGTTGCAGGAGGGCTAGATGGTAACGTTGATTTAACAGGTATTACTGATAATGGTTATACAAAAAATAACCAACCAGAAACAAACACACCAGCTATTGAAGAAGGTAAAGAAGTTGAAAAAACACCTACTTCTGCAGTAAAAGTTGGCGATACCGTCAAAGTGAAATTTAATGTAGATGCATGGGCAACTGGTGAAGCTATTCCAGATTGGGTAAAAGGCAACAGCTACAAAGTGCAAGAAGTTACTGGAAGCAGAGTATTGTTAGAAGGTATCTTGTCATGGATTAGCAAAGGGGATATTGAACTATTGCCAGATGCTACAACTGTTCCTGATAAACAGCCAGAAGCAACACACGTAGTACAATATGGCGAAACATTATCAAGCATTGCATATCAACATGGTACCGATTATCAAGTCTTAGCTTCGTTAAATGGATTGGCTAATCCAAATCTTATTTATCCTGGTCAAGTTTTGAAGGTAAATGGATCGGCAATAGGCAATGTTTATACAGTCCAATACGGTGATAACTTATCTAGCATTGCAGCTAAGCTTGGAACGACTTATCAAGCTTTAGCTCAACGAAACGGACTAGCAAATCCTAACTTGATTTATCCTGGTCAAAATTTAAATTACTAAAAATAGCCCCTCTTAAATGAGGGGATGTACATAATTTACTCTTTATATATTATGAGCTTCTGATTCAAGCAGAGCGTGTATATGTTACAGTCGAGACAAATAATGGTAAATATGATAATATCTGGATAACTGGATATTAGAAGTAGTGAATTGAGCTCCTTTCATCAAGGGTTTTTCTTTTGTCGGAGATGTATTATTATTTAATTCATAACATAATTATTATTGACTTCTGAATCATTTTAAGAGATAATTTTTTTAACCGTTATTGAAAGGTTGTAGATGATGATTAAGTATATAGGTTTTCACGGGACCAATAAAAATTGTTTCATGAAAATAAAAAAGAATGGCTTTAAAACTAGACAAAATTACAAAACGATCCCTTGTGACTTAGGTAACGGGGTATATTTTTTTGTAAAAAGAAGTGAGCTTGATGATCCTCGCGAAAATGCACTAAAGTATGTAAATAGATATAAAAAAAATTATGAAAATAGATTAGTTTTAAAAGCAGAAATAAATTTAGAAGACGAGAAACTTTTAGACTTAAACGATCCGGATAATGCAGAACTTTTTTCGGTATTTAAAGAAGAAAATTTCAAAAACATAGAAGAAGAATTGAATAAGTACGTCAAAAACAATTCATATAATAGAGGCAATTTTGATGGTATAGTAATAGAGTTGCTCTTAAAAACAATAAGTATAGAAGTAGATGCAATTTTGAAAGATACATATACTTCATTTGACCCTTTAAAAGAATATAAACGTTCTAACTTTCAAAATGGTAGAGAACTATGTGTACGTAATTGCGATTTAATAAAGATAAAAAATGTGTGCTAAAAATTGGTACTTATGTTAATATTATATTGAAGGAAGGGTGATTAGTATGAGTATTAAACTATCTAATTATTTATCAAAAGATAATCTAAAACTTTCTCGGAACGAAATTGATGAATTCTTGGCTGAGTATTTTTGTCAAGATGATAATTCCCATAAAAGCTTAGTGTCTATTTTAAGCGTTATGAAAGTCACTAACAAAAAAGACATTGGTTACGAAAAAAACAAACTATTTGAAGATACTCCCGAAACATACGACAACAACTATTACAAAGATTACGTAGGATTAAAATTTGTTGGAGATGAATTCTATGTAAGTAAAGAGATAGCTATGGATGAGGTAGCATAATGGCAAAAATAGCTTTTAAAGAATATTATTTAGACAAAATAACCTATAAAGAAAATGAAAACTATAATCAAGAAAGTGAAAATCCTCTTAAAATCAGTACAAATTTTAACTCTGATATTCTTTTTTCAAAAGATAACGTTTTAGTATCGATAGAAGCAGAACTAGGCGATTTTGATGATGAGGACTGTCCATTTAAACTAGAGGTAAGTTTAAATGGTTACTTTAAATATACTGTAGATAAAGATGATTCTAAAGACGTTGAACAATTAAAACAATTAGTTACACAAAATGCTTTAGCGATTCTATATCCATATTTAAGAAATGTAGTATCTGATGTTACATTAAAATCAAATAGATTTCCAGCTTATATTTTGCCAGTAATGAATATAGCAGAGTTAATGAAAAAAAATGACTCTATTAAAATATATGATATTGGAGATTTAAAAAGCAAAGATTAG